ACGTTAACTGCTTTTACAAGTAATGGATTTACATTAGGTGCTGATTCAACTGCTCAAGTTAATTTTAGACAACATACATATGTTTCATGGAATTGGAAAGCAAATGGTACTACACCTACCAAGACCTACAAAGTAAAAGTTGTTGCAGATAGTACAGATTATGGTCATGGAACTGGTTCAAATAAATATCAGTTTTTCAAAAGTGATGGAACAACTGCATATGGTACAAATGGAGTTGATTTAGATTTGCAGGAGGGTGGAACTTATATTTTTGATTGGAGTGACAGTTCTGCTCAAGGTCACCCATTAAGATTTTCTTTAACAAATGACGGAACACATAGTTCTGGAACAAGTGCAGGAAGTGAATATACAACTGGCGTTGTAAAAGATGATAGTGCTTACAAAACTACAATCACAATAGCAAGTGGAGTTGCAAACCTCTATTACTATTGTCAAAATCATAGTGGCATGGGTGCAGAAATAAATACTAATGTTACTCATGGAAGCACCAATTTAGATGGTTCAATAAAATCAGTATCAAATGCAAGTCAAACTTCTGGATTTTCAATAGTAACGTATACTGGAAATAATGGTTCTAGTGGTACTATAGGTCATGGATTATCCACTGCACCAAATTATATTATTGTTATGGGTAGAACTGTATCAAATTCACAAATGGTAGGTCTGACTGCTTATAATGGTTGGACACATTATATGAGTTTATCTAATGGTGGATATTCTGTGCCAGATTCTACAATATGGAATGATACAGCACCAACATCTACAGTATTTTCAGTTGGAGGGGCTCAAAATGTAAACGATAACTACGATTATGTTGCTTATTGCTTCCATGACGTGGATGGTTTCAGTAAGTTTGGTGTTTATACTGGAAACAATTCAACAGATGGGACATTTGTTTTTACTGGATTCAGACCTGCATATATTGTGATTAAAAGAGTAAGTACAACTGGTGGTTGGTCAGCTTTTGATATAGCTAGAAATCCATTCAATGCAGTTGATTTATATGTTGGTTGGGATTTAGCATATTCAGAAAATGATGGCTCTACACTAAGTCCTGCTATCAATATAGATTTTTTATCAAATGGTTTTAAAATACGAACAACAGAATCAGTATTAAATAGTAGTGGTGGTGTATTTAGCTACTTTTGTTTCGCTGAACTACCATTTAAATTTAGTAATGCAAGATAGGAGAAAAAAATGCCTTGGAAACATAATGGAATAATAATTAAAGAGGGAAAGTCTTGGTCAGATGGCACATACAAACACCCCTATAACTGGGCAAGTGCTTGGAGTGATGCAGACAAAAAGAAGTTTAAATTAGTTTGGGAAAAAGAAGAAGATACAAGTTTTGATAATCGTTTTTATTGGTCAAAAGATGTTGAAAGAAAACTTGAGGATGAAGATGCAAAAGATGCTGATGGCAAACAATTATATGAAGCAGATGGCAAGACAAAACTTATCAATGAGGGATTAAAAACAATTTGGATAAGACAAACTAAAGAAACAACTAAACACTTGTTATCAAAATGGGACTGGCAAGTTACAAGAAAAGCAGAAAAAGATAAAGCTATTGATAGTAATGTGGCTACTTATAGAGATGCAGTAAGAACTGCTTGTGATAAAATTGAAAAATCTATTACAGATTGTAAAACACTAGCAGATTTTATGAAACTATTTGATGCACCACTAGATAAAGACAAAGTTCCAACTGGAAATGCACCAATATATGACTTTCCAGAAGAGATATAAATGGAGTGAGTTATAGACCCTGCAAGCATAGGATTATTATTAGCAGGTGCAACTAAGTGTGTTGATTACCTAAAACAAGGCATTGCACTTGGCAAAGATATATCTGAAATGTCATCTCAAGTTTCTACTTTTATGCAAAATAGTAGCGATATTGAGCATATGGAAAAAAGAGCCAAGAACCCTACTTTTTGGCAATCTATGTTTAATAGTCAGAATATAGAAAAGGTTGCTTTAGATAGCCTTATAGCTAGAAAGAAGATGCAAAAACACCGACAAGACCTTAAAAATATGATAATGATGTCATATGGGCAAGCAGGATGGGAAGACTTTTTGAAAACTGAAATTTCCATAAGAAAAAAAAGAGCAGAGTTAGTCCACCAGAAACAAATTCAAATGGACAAACTTATTAATGCTATAGGAATTACAGTTTTAATTGTTACTATAGTAGGTTTTTTTGTTTTATTATTTTTTATATGGAAAGCAAATAAAGGCTAGTATGTTTATAAGAATTACGATTATAATATGGACACTCAGTTTTTTAGGGGGCTTTTATGTCGGATAAAAAAACATTAGATGTTAAAGTAGGCGAAAATAGTTTTGAATTGATACTGAGAATATTAGGAAACGAGTTTGTCGCTATAAGATTAGGTTCTACAAACTTTTCTGGCAAACTTATATTTGGTGGAGTTTTATTATTATTCTTTACCTTTATGATGTTAGAGGTTTTTGGGTTGCATGAGGTTTTACAATGAAACCTGCTTTTGTTTTATTATGCTATTTAGCAGGTAATCCATCTGGTATGCTTCATTTTGCAAACGTAAATAATTGTGATTATTTTAAAAAATATCTTAGTAATCAGACAATTAAAATTGGTGAAGAACAAAAAAACTATGATTGTTATTGTAAATTAGTTAAAGTAAATGAAAATATGAGGGTATATTAGTAATGGCAAAACTAGAGCCAAAAACAAGCAAAGAGCATTTAGTGAATCTTTACAATAAGATTGAACATTTGGAAACTAATCATATTTATCATTTGCAAAAAGAGGTAAAGAAGTTGAACTATGTTCTTTGGGCTATTGGTTTTATGGTTGCTACACAATTTATTGCTTTTGTTTTACAGAGGGTGCAATGGATATAGAAAGACTTAAAGAAGAAATCAAAGCTGATGAGGGTTACAAGAATGAAATATATTTAGATCACCTGGGCTTGCCGACTTTGGGTGTGGGTCATTTAATTAAAGAAACAGACCCAGAGCATGGTTTAGAAGTTGGTACACAAATTGATGATGAAAGAGTAAATGAATTATTTGAAGAAGATATAAATTCAACAATACAAGAATGCATTTACCTTTATGATGATTTTTATGTTTTACCAGAAGAAGCACAACTGATTATATGCAACATGATGTTTAATCTTGGTAGACCACGATTAAGCAGATTTTTAAAGATGAAGAAACATATTGATAATAGGGATTTCAAATCTGCAAGTTTAGAGATGAAAAATTCTAAATGGTATCGGCAGGTAACCAAAAGAGCAGAAAGATTATGTGAAAGAATGGCAAAGATATGATAGCAAGTTTAGTACCAGTAGCGTCAAAGCTATTAGGCAAGTTTATAGAGGACAAAGACACTAAAAATAAACTAGCCCACGAAATATCCACAATGGCTGAAAAACACGCCCAACAATTAGCTTTGGCTCAAATAAAGGTTAATGAAGCTGAAGCCAGAGGGAATTGGTTTCAATCAAGTTGGAGACCACTAATTGGGTGGATTTCTGGACTATCTCTTGCCATAAATTATCTTATTTCGCCTATTTGTGCAGGGTTTGGTATAGTTATACCTCAAGCAGATATGTCGGTTATGATGCCTTTATTACTGGGTATGCTTGGTATAGGTGGCATGAGATCATTTGAAAAGGTTAAGAAAGTAGATACCAAAAAATGATGGTTTGCATGAATTGTTACCAAAAAAATTCAATAATTTTATTTAATAAAGAAGTTGTAGAACTAGAAAGTGAAAGACATATTTGGTCATTACATCAATATAAATGTAAAATTTGTAATGCAATACACCAAGTATCTGTTCCAAGAGAAAAAACTTATGATGGATTTATTCAGACATCTGCGAATACACACTAAAACAAGGGAGTTTAGAATGTTAGATAAATTAAAAAATATTTGGGAAACTTTTGAAGAATTAAAAACATGGGTTCAGATTTTGATATTTTGTGTTATTCTAATTGTAGTACATTCAACTGTATTACATTAAGAGGACAAAATGGCACTAACTAAGAAACAAAAGAAGTTACCTAAAGGTTTACAAATGGCTATTTTAAAAAGCCAGAAAAAAGGCAAGAAGAAAAAGAAAGGAAAATAAATATGCCCTATCATACTGGAAAAGGCTCACATTCTAAGGGAATGAAAAAGAAGCCAAAGAAGAAAAAAAACAAAATGAGAATGAGAAAGAAAAAGTAATTGGTCAAAGTTGCTTCTATTCAAAGGTTTACTAAAGACTTAACCTCAAGACAAAAAAAGACAATGAACCGACACGCCAGACATCATACTCTAAAGCATATGCAAGAGATGGCTAAAGATTTAAAAAAAGGGCGTACATTTCGTCAAGCCCATATTAGGGCAATGAGAAAAGTCGGAAAATGAGTGGGTTCACTACAACGACCACATTAAGCGTTTTAATAGATAAAATGTCTGCAAAGCGTAAAAGAGGGGCAAAAAGGCGTAAAAAAACCTCATATAAAGCCCCTCAGAGGGTGTTAAGACTAAAAAAGGTATAAACATAGCCTAGAAAATTAAGACCTTTTAGGAACATTCTTTTCGATAATATCTTTTAATTCATTTAGACATTCATCAATATTACCTTTTACAATATAGTGAGGGGTTTCATATACTGAGGATTGAACAGCCCATAATTTTTGTGTGGGTGTTAACCTGCCAGTTTTAGTTTTCAGTTCAACATACATAATACGCCCTTTGGGGTATTCAATAATCAAATCTGGACAACCTGACTTTAAACCCATTTTTTTCATATGATTATGCAGAAAGATTGATCTCTTGCCCTCATTAGGCACATGAAAATGACGAAAACAGTAAACATTAGCCATTTGATTGAGTAAATCGTTACAAGCTATTTGTATATGTGATTCTTTAATCATAGGGGGCAAACCTAAATTTACCCCCTAAATATACTATAAAATTGGAGTTCATAGTATGCTTTTGGAGGATTACTCTCAATGAATAGTACCAAAAACCAAGAAAAACACAATAAATTTAAAAAAAACTTATTTTATGCTTTACATTTAAATAAAACCTAGATTATAATCTAGGTTACTGGCACTAATGCCGATAATAATAATAAGGAGTTCATAATGTTTTATTTAGTTTGGAAACAAGGTAAACCCTACAATAACTGGGTTATTACAGAAGCAAAAGACCTCAAAGAATTAAGGTTAGGTGGTGGAGTTAATAGACCAGAATGGTTTAGTAACAGAAAAGATGCTTTAAATTTTATAAGAGAAAATTTTAGAAAAAGGTTCAAGTTACCTACAAATGGTTTTCTTGGCTATAAATATGTTAATAGACCTGCTGATACTTATGTTTATAGGAGAGGTGGACATAGTTATGGTAGTCCTCAAATGGTTAAATTTCATTGGGAACAAAACTGGACTTATTTGGGAGTATAATTATGACAAATGTTTATTCAATAGGTAGTGGCAGACAAAACAAAATGTTCTGCCTTTACATTACTTTTACAGAGTATAGGTCATATGGTTGTTTTGAGAAAACTCATCATGTAGCTAATCTTTCAACTGATTACCAAAAAGCAGTTGCTAAGGCGAAATCAATATTTGAGGAATATAAAGACAATTCTAAACTTGTTATTCAAGAAGAGTGGGAGCTAAATGAAATAAAAAGAGATGGTACTTCAGAGCAAAAAAATACATATGCATATGAGAGATGCCCTTATGTAGCTGAAGAAGAAACTCAAATATTTCCACTATCTAAAAAGGTTGGTGCTAAAGGTGATAAGGTTCAGCTTAACTTAGGTGTAACTGATGCTTTTAGTTTTCGTAGCAGATTTGGTAGTTCCAGATGTGTTAAGTTTGTTGATGTAAACCACAATGAATACATTACTTTTAGTACATCAAAATTTGCTTACTCTTTAGATGAGGGCGACACAATCTTTTGTGAAGCTGAGATAGGTGGTCATCAAGACAACTATGATGACGACAATAATAAATATCAAACTACAATACTAAAAAAAATGAAAGGGAGTTCATAATGAATAATTACCAAATATATAAAACTGAAAACTGGGGTACAGCTTGTAAATGGGCTGTATCTCTTAATGGTAAAGTTTTGGATATTTTCAAAACTAAAAAAGAAGCACAACAATATATTAATAATAATAGGAGTTCATAATGAAAAGATATAAATCTAAAATTGAAATAACCATACAACATGATTTTGATTTTTCTCAATTACAAATTGAAAAAATTGAAAAGTTAATACAAGAACAGTTGTATCAATTAAAATGGTTAAGAGGTTTTGATGCTAAAATTGGTTCTTTTAAGGGGGATAAATAATGTATTATAAAAAATTTAGCGATAAAGAAATGCAAATTATCAGAACTGCAATAGCAAAATTTAAAAAAGATTGCTCTGTTATTGCAGGTAGAGAAATACCTAAACCAACTGATGCAGGATATAATGACTTCAAAATTTCAGAAAGAATAGAGAAAAAATTAATGCATTGTTACTATCTGGAGAGAAAATAATGTTGAAACTTGCATTTAAAGATTTAAAAAAATTTGACCTTATCGAAAATGGTAAGGTTACACACTACTTTAGAGTTGTGTTTGCTGACAATTTAGTTGCTTTAGTAGACAATAAATTTAATACTTTAAAGATATATACTAATAATAATAATGGAGTTCAAACTAATGAGTATAAAATATAAAGAGCATTTAGAAGATGCTTTCTTTGATAAAGTAGTTGCTATTGTAAAAGATAGTGATGCTTTAGAAGAAGCGACCAAAAGAGTTCAAGAGTTATATAAAAAGGGTTACGAATTTATTTGTGATTATGATGAATTAGAGCCTTTTGTTGAACAGACTTGGAATATGATTGGCGAAAAATATGCTAAATAAATATTTCAAATTACACATAAAAGAAGCTAACAGTTACCGAAAAAGAAATATGGGAACTGTTATCTTTAAAAGAATTTTAATAGCTATGGTGTTAATCCTAGCATTAGGGTTCTTAGTAAGTTGTTCTAGTACCCCTATTGTTGATAGCAGGGGTAAATCGTCAGCGAATATTAAAGGCGATATGAACCGATACCATGATGATTTATTCACCTGCAAAAGCCTAGTTGAAGATAACACAAGTTATTTTTGGGATAAGAGCAAGGTGCTTTATAATAATCTAAGGTGGAGAGTGTTATGGCTAAGTCCGAAGTTAAAGACAAGAACTGATCTACTCAATAATTGTCTTGAGGGGCGTGGCTATAATGTAATTAATAAATAAAATTGGAGAATAATATGACAAATCAAAAAATAGGGCAGGTTAAGGCTTGCTACGATAATTCAGAAGATGGAATACCCAACTACTGTATAGACCTAATAGATGGCACTAGGCTTTATACTAGAGGGGAAATGATGAACCCAATGCCAGAAAAAGGCAATACTATCAGCTATAATATCATCAATACTAAAGAATCAAAAACTGGTAACTTATATTCTAATGTTTCTAGTGTAAAGGTAACTGATGTTAAGGAAGCGAATACAAGCGTTTCTAGTGGTGGTAATAGCAAAAGCAGTACCCAAAGACTAGATATCTTTGTTACTGGGGTTGTTGGCAGGGCAATGGGAAGTGGACATTATTCTGTTGCTGATATTCCAGAACTAACTAAAAAAGCAGTACAATCGTTCAATGAAAACCTTAAAGAACTATAAAAAGCTATTTGCCGACTTTTGGGGGTATTGTGAAAGTGATACTCCCCTATGTTGGCTTTGTAATATGCAAGTGGCAGTAGACATTCACCATATCGAGAATAAAAAAATGGGTGGTGTTGCAGGAAATAGATTAAATAGAATAGATAATCTTTTTCCCTTATGTCGTAGTTGCCATAATAAAGTTCATAGAAACAAAGGTATTAACGAAAAACTAAAGTTAATTTTAAAACATAAAATTTATATGAAAGAATCAAATGTTTAAAGCAATGGCATTAATATGTTCTGCTTGGATAGCAAATGGAGAAGCAAAACAAGCGTGTTTTACACATATGTTTGATTGGGAATTTGAAACTAAAAAAGAGTGCCAGATGAAGTTGTTGTATTACAGAGCAAAAGAAGTTCCACCATATCACAACATAGTCTTAGGTGAATGTATAAAGATAAATAAATTATGAGTTTTAAATTACCAAAAGAAAAGGTTTTAATTAGTTTTAGTGGTGGTCGAACAAGTGGTTTTATGCTTTATAAAATAATTGAAGCTAATAATGGTTTAAATTCAAATGTAAAAGTTACTTTTGCTAATACTGGTCGTGAAATGCCAGAGACTTTAGATTTTGTTCAACAATGTTCAGAAAAATGGAATGTTCACATAGATTGGCTTGAGTTTGATTATAAAGCTGTAAACAATTATAGACACAAATACACATTTAGAGAAGTTTCACACAATTCTGCTTCAAGAGATGGAAAGCCATTTATTGATATTATAAAAGCAAAAAAAACTTTACCAGATGCTTTACAAAGATTTTGCACAGTTGAATTAAAAATTAGAACAATTACAAGATTTCTTAAATCACTTGGTTGGCAAAGTTGGATTAACACGATAGGCATTAGAGCAGATGAAAGTCATAGAGCAAAAGAATCAAGACAAAAAGAGTTTGTGAATTGGTTTCCCTTAGTAGATAACAAAGTAACAAAACAAGATATTTTAGATTTTTGGAAAAAACAAAGTTTTGATCTCGAAATAACTCCTGGGTTTGGAAATTGTGATGGTTGTTTTTTAAAAAGTGAGAAAACTATTTCGGTACTTTGGAAAATGTACCCAGATAGAGCAAAATGGTGGAGTGATCTAGAAAAATTAAGACATGGTCACAATAAAAGAAAAAGACAATTTCACAAAGCAAGAACCTATGAACAAATTGGTCAATTTGTAGAACAGCAAGGCGATTGGATTTTTGATAATGAAGATGCTTTATGTCACGCAAATGATGGAGAATGCACAATATGATTTTTATAAGGATAAATAATGGATATATATTCACTACAATTTGAACCAGAAAAATTATCTCATCAGCAGGAAGAATTAGGCTTAGAGTTTGCTGATCTAGACACAGCAGTTGAACTTATGAAAAAAGAAGAAAAAATGATAATTGCAGAATTAATACTTCAGTTTTCTCAGAATAAAAGTTATAAGAATATGAAAGAATTAGATGGGTTAATATACACCCACGAAAAGTTTAAGGACTACGTTAATAGATATAACGAAACCCTTAAAAAGAGGAATAGAGCCAAGATTAGGTTTGAATCCTTTAAGACTTTCAGAGATGACTTGAGAACAAAGTCGGTCAATGAAAGAGAGTCAATGAAACATTTATAGAAAGGATAGTTTTATGACAAATAAAAAATCAAAATGCCAAAGAGTAAAAGACCATTTACTTGATGGCTATAAAATAACTGGTTTAGATGCAATGAGAGATTTTGGTCTATATCGGTTAAGTTCCACAATCCACGATTTAAGAAAAGATGGTTTTGATATTAGAACCAACATGATAGAAAAAAATGGCGTTAGATTTGCTGAATATGAATTAGTGGGTAAAATTGATGAATAGTCTTAGTGAAATTCAAAAATTATGCACAGAGCAACATAAAGAAATTGTAAATCAAGATATTAAAATTATTGAAGATACTTTGTTTCATTTAAGAAAGTATAAAATTCATTTTGGTATTTGCAGTAATGTTTATGATGATATTTCTGGACTTATTGAAAAAATAGAAAAAAATCTTTCTGTTTGTAAAAAATATGTGAGGTCTATAGATGATTGAGCATTTTAAAAAATTTGATAGGGGCGATAAGAGTTTATTGCCCTTATCGTTTAGTCATTTAAATGAGTTTGCTTTTTATAGAGAAAGATGGGCTTTACGAAGAATATTTGGCTATGAGTTCCCAAGTAGTGCTTCAGCAGAAAGAGGTGCAGCAGTAGAAAGTGGATTGCATATGCTTTTAAGGGGTATGGATAAAGAACAAGCTGTTGATCGTATGTATAAGATATATGACGATAATTGCTCTAATTTGACCGATACAAGGGTTGAAGAAGAAAGAGCCAATCTTATACCATTATTAGACTTAGGGGCTTCTCAGTTCCAAGAAAACGCCTTTAAATGGGAATTGTTGGATTATCAAAAGAAAGTAGAGTTGGAAATATTTGATATACCGATTATTGGATATACTGACTTTCATTTTGAGGATAAGAACACTAAAGAAGATTTTTTTATTGATC